GTTTTAAGGATTTAATTGTTGAGTCATTGAAATTAAATTTGATGTTTATTTTCGCAAGTTTTTCTTTTATGATTTGAAGCTCTCTCTTTATTATCATTTTAAATTCATTTTCACCTATAGAATTGAACGCCATGACTTTATCTATGCGAGCAACAAGTTCTGGTTTTAGATATTTTTTGACAGAGGATACGTAAGTTTTATTTGCGTTAACCTCCTCCTCAATAAAACCCATGGTCTTCTTTGTCACTAAGTCATGACCAGCATTGCTTGTGAATATTATTATTGATTTTGAAAAGTTTATTTTATTGTTTTTGCTATCTTCTATATAACCCTCGTCAAGTATCTGCAGGAGTATATTGAGAATTTGTGGGTCAGCTTTTTCAGCTTCGTCAAATAATATAACACAGTTTGGGTTATCTTTCACGAAGTTAGTTAATAAACCCCCGTTCTCATAACCAACATAACCAGAATTAGAACCAATAAGTTTGCTAATCCCTGTCTTGTCGTAAAGCTCACTCATATTTATCTGCAAGAAAGCTTTTTCGCTGCGAAAATAGTGTTTTGCTATTATCTTTGCTGTGTATGTTTTGCCAACACTTGTTGGGCCTACAAAAAACATACTAGCCAATGGTTTTTGTTCGTCGTGTAAGCCAACCTTACAACAAGATAAGAGGTTATTAACTTCTTCTATTACTTCTTTTTGACCAAAAACCTCCGACGACATCTTGTTTACAAACTTATCAAAGCTGTTTTTTTGATTTGATAATTCATTTATAGACACTTTAGCCATTTTAGAAATTAAGTTTGTAACATCTTTCTTCTTAACCAATGATGCTTTCTTATTTTTGTTTTGACTAAAACCTTCTAGCGTTTGCATGAAGTCTTTGAAAGTTTCTCTTATCTCTGATTCGCTAATGTTTTTTTTGGATATGTCAGAAACAAAACCTTTATGTGCGTCTTTGATTACAGATGTTGGTTCTAAGTTAGCTATCTTTACTTTAGCAGCCACTAAATCCAGAACATCAAAAGCCTTATCTGGAAACTTCTTGTTTGTTAAGAATAAATCACAAAGATCTACAATGTGATCTATTGTGTCTTTTCTGAAATAAACACCATGAAATTTTTCATACTTCTTCTTGCAGTTATATAAGATATGCTTGGTCTCATCTTTACTGGGCTCTAAAACGTCAATATTTAAGAATCTTCTTTTTATAGCTCCATCTTTTTCGAATATCTTCCTGTATTCGTCTGTAGTGGTCGCTCCGACACACCTGATCTCGCCCCTTGCTAGAAGTGGTTTCAACATGTTGGCGGCATCCAGGCTGCCCTCCTGGTTGTTTCCTCCTGTTCCGAAGATAGTATGTATCTCATCAAAAAACAAAACTATAGATGGATTGCTTTTAGCCATGTTCAATAACGACTTGAATTTTTCTTCGAACTGACCTCTGTATTGAGTTCCTGAAATCATAGCGCCTAAATCTACACTTAAGATTTCTATATTAAGTAGGTTTGCTGGAACATCACCATCGCATACTTTTTTAACCAAAGCTTCTATAATGGCAGTCTTGCCAACACCTGGATCACCAGTAAGTATAGCGTTACATTTATTCTTCTTGGATAATGTTTCTACTAAAGACGTAACCTCTTCTTCCCTACCATGAACATCATCAACCTTACCATCAATATAAAGGAGATTCATGTTTGATACAAAATCTGGTATAGATAAAGGCTCAAAATTTTCAGCAAGTAAATTTTCTATGCTTTCTAGGTTTACGCTTTGATCTAAGTCTTGCTCAATTTCATCGGGGTTGTAATGCTCCTCATTGATAAATTGAGAAAGTACTTGATGAAAGCCTTTACAATCAAAGAAATCGTCTATGTATTCAAATATATACGAGGATGTAGATGATATAGCACACACAACATGCTCTATGCTAATATAATGCTGTCCGTGTTTTTTTGATATTCTGTTAGATTCTTTTATTGAGTCAACTACTTCTTTGTGCCATATCTCTGAGTTTTTGTTACTATAAAATTTATCTTTTTCATTTAAAACTGCAAAACTAAAGCTATCTTTTACATCTTCGTGAGACAACACATAACCATTATCAAAAAGATAGTCGTCTAAATCTTTAGACATGTTTTTTAGGCAACCATACATTATATGTAAGTTGTTTATGGTTTTGTGGCCAAACTCTTCAGATATTTGTTTGGCGTCCGAGTATGCTTTTTTCGCCCTAGGGGTAAGGTTGAAATCTTGAAATATCACATTATTATCTACACTCATTTTAGTTCGGAAAGTTTCATATATATTTTCTCTTCTATTGTTTTTATCTTATCTACAAAGATTATATCGTCACCAGCACTGCCAGTTATTATTGCAATACTACCTTTGGTAGGTAACTTTTTACCAGAGTTTAGATAGTCTGTCAACCTTTCTTCTCTATCTGAGTCTAAAAACAATCCACAAATAGGACCTAGCTCATCTTGCATTTCAATTCTAGCATATTTATTGCCGTTTCGACTTGTTCTTTTTGTAATGTCTGTTACCTGACCAACGAACTTAATTCTTTGTCTGTCGGAACTGTTTCTAACTTGTTCTGATGTATTCAATGTAGCTTCGTCTCCGCTTGTGAATATCTCCCTTATGTTATATGAGTAACTGTAACCCAGCAATTGAGTCTCAAAATGCCAATTAGCAAACTTAATGTGGCTAGAATTCTGTTTATAAATATTTTTATATTGGTCATATTTCTTTTTGAATGTCCCGAACCTTCTGTCAGTGAATAGAAGCTTGCCATCATCAGCTGGAGCGTTATCACTTCTAAAATGTTGTATCGTGTTTAGTACGTCGTAATTAAAACGATCACCAACCTCTATTATGTTTCTTTTTTCTCTGTCAGTTAGTATGTTGAAGCTCTGAGCCTCAAGAACTAATCGACAACGGTCAGTGGTTACAAAAGAATCTAATAGACCAGCCTGTACGAACGCTGACATTGTACCGATGTTTACGCCACAATCTTTTGCAGCTGAGAAAACATCATACTTGTTTTCAAAGTTATTCTCCCTAAACTCAATTAATGATTCAATAATTTTACCAGAAACACCCTTGATGGAATTTAACCCATACCTTATGTTCTTTCCTTCAATTTTAAAGTCAAAGTCTGAAAGATTCAAATCTGGAGGTAATAGAGTTACGTCAAAAAACGAAAGCTCTTGAGATATCTTAGCAATCTCTTCGTGTGAATTTGGCTCAAACCTAGCCATCTTGAGAAGACTGAGGAAGAATTCTTGAGGGTGGTTGAATTTAAGGTAGACTGTTATAGCTGCTAGATATGCGTAAGAAATACTATGAGACTTGTTGAAGGAGTAGTTAGCAGAATCTTCTGCCACTTTCCATAAAACATCTCCTATAACTGGGTCTAGATTTTTTTCCTTGATTTTCTCTTCAATCTTGGCTTTCCAAGCTGGCATATCTTCTACCTTCTTTTTTCCAACTATCCTTCGAAGCTGTTCGGACTCGTCTAGGCTAAAACCAACCTTAACAGCCATCTTCATCAACTGCTCTTGGTAAAGAGGAATGCCTCCAGTATAACTAAGTATATCATCAAAGAACTCATGCACACAATTAAACTCTCCTGTTCTGACATAATCAGCATACATGTCTTTAAAATCCAACGCTCCAGGTCTTGCAATAGCAACAACAGCTGAAAGCTGCTCTAGGTTTCTGGGCGAAACTTGTTTGCAAACCTTGAAGTTTACATCCGCCTCAATCTGAAACAATCCTTTGGGTTGTTGGAGACAAGCTAACGCAGCATAGATGCTTTCGTGCCCTGGGTCGATGTCAGAGGCCTTAATGCCTAATTGGTTACAAGTATCATTAACAACCGAAAGCGTCCTCAGTCCGAGTATATCGAACTTAACACTAAGACTGGCTACATCGTCCATATCATAACCTGAAACCAAAGCTCCATCGTTTGTTTTTTGTAGCGGCATTATGTCCCCTTGGTTGTAATAACTGATTGATATACCAGAAGGGTGAACGCCAGTATTCTTAATTAAACCTTCTAGCTTTTTTGCTATTTTGTAGGATTTTTCATGCTTGTCAGCGAAAACCTTAAAGGCTTCACTTTCTTCATAAGCCACATCTAGTTTTACAACCTTGCCAAAGTGCTTTGGTATTGTATCGCTAATTTGGTTTACTTCCATTTCAGATAGTTCGCCGATAATCTTACCGCACTCTTTCATACAGAGCTTGGAACTTAGTGTGTTAAGTGTTAAGATTTTGGAGGTTCTACCTTCGTACTTATCTTCAATATACTTAATAACTTCAGCCCTCCTATCATAAGAAATATCGTTATCAATGTCAGCAAGTAGAGAACCGTCAAGAAAGACTTCTCCGTTATGCTCAATTTTTCTGGCTCTGCTTTTAGAGACGAATCTCTCAAAAAATAATTCATATTTAATAGGGTCAATGTTTGTTACACCAAGAAGAAAAAGAACTAAACTACCAGCAGCACTTCCCCTGCCAGCACCAGTAGGAATACCGCTTCTCTGACAGTAATCCATAATATCCCAGTTAAGGAGTATATAATCTACAAAACCAAGGTCATCTAAAATGTCGATTTCCATCTGGACTCGATCATAATAATCTTTTCTGTTTTCGGCTTCGATAAGAAGCTTATCTCTAAGACCCTTTCTGCAAAGCTGTTTCAATATTTCTAAGCTGGAGCTTCCGTTCTTTAAACCAAGTGATTCTAGTGTGTTGTCTGGTACGCTAATCTCTGGTAGCTTGACCCCTACTGGGAATGGGTTTTCATATCTCATAATTCAATATCGTAAAGTTGTTTGTGAAAAATCTCAAGGTTCATTTCAATGTCGTAAAGTGCATCATGCAATCTCTTTTGATCAAAGTCAATGCCGTATTTTTTAAGCAATGTCAATTGAGATGTTTTAAGTCCTCTTTCTCTATAATTAAGCCACCTGTATTGCCAGTAAATAAAATTAGCTTTGTCTACTGGAGACTCCTTAGCAATGGCCGTAGCAATTGCTTTAGTGTCAATGATTCTATTAATATAGTCTTGATTCAGAGGCTCTCCAATAAGCTTTCTCCATACATCTATCATATAAACATCAAAGCCTAGTAGGTTCTGGCCAACTATTAAATAGGAGTCGTCAAAAAGATATTTTGAAAATTCATTCCATACAGACCTTGGGTCTTCTGCGTTGTCTTCATAATTTTTTTTGTCAAAACCTGTTATTCTTGCAGCATCCTTAGAGACTTTAAGATCGTCCCACTTGATGAGCTTGTCATATTTCTTGATGACCTTGCTGCCTTCAGCAACGATCCAGGCAGCTTGCCATGGTTTTGACTTTACTAAATTTAAACCTTCGGTTTCAGTGTCGAAGATTATATATTTTTGCTTTCTATTGAATCTTAATAGTTCGTTCATTTTGATAATTCTTTATATGATTCCCAGCAAAACTCATCGCTAGAGAAGTGGCTTAGGTTAGGGCATGATAATGTAGCTTGCCTACCAAATGTTCTATTGCAGAGAATTTTGTAAGTCTGCAGAGCTTCTACATCTTCTTTGTTCTTATAGTATATAGACTTAACATGACTCATGTCATAACAGTCTTCCGCATACTCTAAAACTTTTTGACAAATAAGGCGATCATAAGGTAAGTTGTTATTCTCAACCCAAAACCTAGGATTTAACCCCTCCAGGTCTGGAATACAGTTCTTTAAATAAAGGTTGTTCTGATGTATAAAGCTGTCATAAAAAGGGACCACAAAACATAAGGATTCATTATCCCAAAATGATTTCAAATCCTTATAAGTAAGCTTTCCGCCGTTCTCGACAAAAGCCAAAGAGTATATCTTATTTAGGAGTTTGCAGCCTAAATCATTCATTGCGAATATCACGGCCTTATGATCAGAATCATCTTCTAGGTCTTCATTACAAAGAGTAATCCTAAGGCCATAAGTTAGGTCTTTTCCTCTTTGTTTGCACAAGTGAAAAGCTTTCATAAAGCTGGTTAAGTTATCCTCAACGATGGTGACATTATTCATGTCTCCTTCATCGCAGATATCTATTATCTCATCTAGAGTCAATATACTCTTACCTGTAGAGTATGTCGACTTAAATATGGGCTTGATCATGTTATGATGGTAACATCATAATATAAAAAAGTCAAGAAGAATGTGCTGGGCATCCTGCATAATATTTCATTTCATAAGTACCTCCTTCTGGAACTAGATCCTCAGAAAACTCATCATCAAAACAAGACTTGTAAAAGTTACCTTCCGCGTCCTTAATGTCATAATAAAAGAAGTCAAACTTCATTCCGCAATGCCACATTGGCGAACCATCTTTCTTAAGTTGTCCTTTTTCCTTGGCAAAACCACAAAGAAGTTTACAGCTAAATGATCCATCACTAGGAAAACCTTTATATGCAGCCATGTTTTTAGTGGCAGACTCCTCATTGAAGTTGTCTAGATATTTTTGTATCTCTGTTAAGTGGTGTTCAAAACCGTGAAGATCATGCTCATCAAGAGGCTCCATCCTAACAATACCGCTTTTTTTGACATCTGGAATCAAGTCAAACTTCAAGAACAAGAATTCACTTTGTTTTGTCTCGTACTCTGGGAATAAATGCTTTACAGCGAGGCTATACATAAGGTCTTGCATGTTGTCCTCTGCATCTTTACCTTTAAATGTTTCCTTACTGGTTTTAAAGTCTCTAATCAAGGCAAACTTTTTGTCTTTGTATAAGAACAGCTTGTCGATAAAACCTCTTATTTTATATTTAACAGTTCCATCATTAACTACAATATGGAAGTCTTTCTCAGAATGTTCTTCAGTGGGCTCTTGATCAGTGTTTCCAAAGAAATCATACATCAAACCATTGAGGGTCATTTCCTTCATCATTTGAACATTATCTTCATCATCTACGCCTTCTCTGATAGCGTGTTTCATGATCAACCTTTTAATAGAAGGTACGCTAAATACGTCAAGCGTTCTTACGATCTCGTCGAAATAATGTCTTCTTCTTTTTTCACCGAGCACCTCAAAGATTAAGTGGCATATAGAACCCCTCCTAGCCCCATCATTACTCCTGTCTGGAAGTTTTAATTTATACTTAGCCCAATACAACCAGGAACAACTCTCTGCTGTCTTGATTCTGCTAGCTGATAATGTTGTTATTGGTTCACTCATTTATTTTTTTTGCTTTTTTAATATGGCTTTTAGAAAACTTCTGGTAGTTCTCCGAAACGAAGCTGGATATAAAAGACCTTTGCTTTTTTATATCAACTTTATCATTAGACCAGTCTTTTAAAGATTTACCAGACTCATGTGCCTCTCCAAGATCATTAAAACCTTTCGGTGGGTTTTTAATTTGAATAGAATCAAGATCAAAATAAGCTGAGAGTTTTAAAAAGTTTTTAATCGAAGCCATCAAACCCCTATTCTCTTTCGAATTGAAATCATTGTTACCAGCTATAATTATTCTTTCTAAACTTTTACTAGATAAATAAGTTATAATTGAAGCACTGACAGAAAGACCAAAAATAACTAACACATTCTTTATGCCTTCTTCATAAAGGGACATTGCATCACCAATACTTTCTACAAGATACACTTCTTTAGACTTTGTTATTATAGAGTCTACACTCTCTTCGTTTGGTATATAGGCTGGGTATATCCAGTTATTTTTTTTACCTAAGTGTTTCCATTTTGCAAAATCATTGTCATCAACTCTTCTACCTGAGAAACCTATAATTTGAGAGTGTTCATTATAAACAGGGAAAACCATTCTGCGATACATCTGACCAGAGCCAGCTAGACCAACCTTGAAAGCAGACTGTGTTGACTCTGATATTTTTTTGCATTTATAAAAATTGTAGTTAGGGAACAATTTATCTAAAACAGAATTGTCGTAAGTTTTCTCCATTTGTATTAATGCTTTTTGTTTGTATTCAGTAAAATCTTCAGAGTTTGAGTCTATCGACTTTAGGATTGTTTTTAATTTATCTTTATCGTCTTTTAATGTAAGCTGTATAAGAGCTTCAAAAGGTTTTGACTTATTGCCTTGAATAAAGTCTATCCATACCCCTGTGTTTTTATATATCTGCAGCGCCGTAGGGTTGTCTCCATCCCTATACACAGCCCTGGTTCTCCAATGGTTACCGCAATCAACAAGATTGTAACCAATGTTTTCTAGGATTTGTTTCATGTCTGCTATATCATTCAAAACTAGGAACCTGTTGTACTTCTGACCCATCTATCTCTGCATGACCTTCGTCAGACCTAACTATATCACGAAGATCTCCTCTTTCCGTAATGTTAAAGTTAGCAAAGTTGAGGTTTATAAAGTTTTTACGAAGAGTGTCTCCGACTTGGATAGGTTCCAGAGCTCCAGCGATGTCTTGTCCTAAGTGTCTGCTTTTAATGTTGACTAACTTATGGGTTCCAAAGTTGCTCCCTTCAATTTCTATTTCATCAGCAGTTTTACTTCTTAGGATAAACATGTGAGAACAGAATTGAATAATTCTATCAGAGAGAGACACGATGCTCTCATCGTCAACCACATTCTGAGCGTTTCTGTTGTTCGTTATTCCATACCTATTGGACTGGACAGAGGTTATCATTGGTATGATAGGTTCGCCTTCATGAAGTATTTCTTTCTGGACACACTTCTTGAACTTGTCGACCATTTCCCCAACAATCTGCCACTCGTTTTTATTGGCGGAAGCTTCGCTTGTGGTTTTGATGTAGTCAAAAGAAAAAATCATCTTGTTGCCTCTGCCTACTTTGGAGAAGTAAAAGCGCTTCAATGTATTAACCATTGAGTCAACATCTAGACCTCCAACATTATAGTAATAAAATTTTAGGTTTTTAACCTTAGGCCAAACAGAACGAACTTTATCTACAACATCGCTACCAGCTTGTCTCCACTTACCGCTTTCAAGTAGATGCATCGGTACGCCAGATAAAGAAGCACACTGCCTCATTATAAGTTCCTCTTTACTCATCTCTCCGTTATCAAAATGCAAAACAGGAACGTCGTATTTTAAGCTTACCTTAGTGGCATAATCCATGCAAAACTGAGTTTTACCAACACCAGATCTTGCAACAATAACCGTAATATTACCAGGCCTAAGAAGTGACCCGTAAATCTTATTAACTGTTGGGTGTGGTCCCATCATGCCAAACTCTACGACAGGGTTATTACCCCTATCCTCGATAACGAACTCCATTTCATCATATATGTTTTCTGGTAAATTATCACCAGCTTCGTATAGATTTATTTTAGAATTGTAAACCTGGTCTGCTTTTTCTATGATTTCTGTATATGGAATTTCTGGAGAAATCTTCTTCATCTCACTAGCCACATCTTGAGCGGCTTTGTAAATACCTCTTCTTACCGAAGTCTTTTTGAGTTCTTTTGCTGTTTTAATTACATTACCAACAGGAACCTTCCTTAATGCTAACGACTTAATATAATCAGAGGGGTTTAAATTATCTTCAAAAGATAACCCTATGCTCGCTATTCTGTCAGCAACGATAATCTCATCGATATCCTCACCAGACTGATGTGCTTGCTTTATTACAGTAAAAATGGTTTTGTGCAGATTGCTCTCTTCTGAATAGAAATCATCATTATTGATGAAGTTTGATATTTCAGAAAAGGAATCTGGATCTTTTATAAGACCAGCTAGCAGCTGTTTTTCTAGTTCTAGATTGTAAATCATTTTGTTTGTATATTGTCGTATCTTTTTAGGTATGAGCTCATTGCTTTCATTAGTCCTGACTCAATAATTTGAGACTCGCAATTATTAAATATGATAGGTCTACCCTTCTCGTCACAATGGACCAATATTAAACCTTTATACTTGTCAGCCGAACCCGTAAACTCGTACAACTTATCTAAAAAATTTTCTGGTATCACAAATACTGCTTCTTCATTCATAAATATATATCTTGGTCTGTAAAGTATGTTGGGCTTAGTTTATCTTTTGGGTATATCTCTACAAGCTTTATACCATTGATCTCACAGAAATCAAGCTTTTTCTGATCTCTTTTCAATTGATCTAAATATTTTAATTTGTTTTTGTGAAAGTGCTTGACGTATTTTAAATGTTGAGCTCCTTGAACCTCAATTGCAATCTTTTTGTTTGCGTTATAAAAGTCAAGAGACAATCTGGAGCCAACAACTCGGAATTCTTCAAAAACAATATCGTTAAACCAGTAGTCTCTTAAAAAGTTTTTCACATTATTTTGAAATTTACTTCGACTAGAGCCATCCCAATCTATTAGATATTTTTTGGGGTTTTTTAGGTTTCTTGTTTTTCCATATGAATCATAAAACTTCATGAAAATTCATTGATCGCTTTTTTGAAATAATCAACTAGGAAATTAGAAAGCTTCTCATCACCTTCTATTTGCTTGAAAACGTTGTTTTCTCCTTGGATTTTTTCTGGAAACTCTAAGTTGTTTTCTGAAATTATCTCAAGGAATTCTTCTGTCGCTTGTATCCATGAACCTTTCTTAATTAAGAACTCCCAAGCAAAAAGTAAATCTACTATTTCTTTTTCAATCCATATAGATGTACCATCAGACCTACCATACCTGATTGGGTATGTAATTTTAGTATTAGTTTTTTCGTTTGGTGATTTTTTAACTGTAACAACGGCGAAGTGGCCTATTGCTGGGTTTTTCTTTGCGTCCATCTTTTTGATTGATGGGTTTTTAAGAATACAGTCTTTATTATATCTAGCTTCGAATTCTATAATCCAGTTAGCAAAATGCAATAATGCGTTACCGCCTGTAGCGCTAGTTTGCCTAATTGGAGCTTTGCTGTAGGGATCTAATTTTATGTCAGCCCTAACCTGCGAAATGAAAATAGCCATGTGACCACGTTTAGCTAAGGCTATTGACATTTTCTTCATGAAGGTTCCAGCAACAACTGCTCCACCAGCTATCTTTGATGAATCCTCAAAGGGTTTATCGATGTCATTTTTTAAAATCAATCCATCAACAGAATCTAAAAGGAAACAGTATTTCGTTTCGTCCTCGTTATTGGTTACAAGCTGCCTCATTAGATCTACGACAGTCTCGTAAATGTTTGACTCAAAGACAAAACACGTACCCTCTACCCAATCTTCAGCTTTGGAAACGAACTTAACGCCAGACCTCTTCTTCATCTCTGGAGAAAGCCTACCTTCAGCTTTGAAGTAAACCGCTTTTGATTTAGGCAGGGTAATTAAGAAGTTTTTCATAACCTCCAAAGCTTCGGAAGTCTTACCTCCTTCGTTCATACCACAAAACCTATGAAGACCTGGTCCAAAGCCGCCTCCTAAATGGAGGTCAAATTGAAGTGACCCGCTTGAGATTTTATAATCAATCTCTTCTTCGAAATTGTAATGGTCTTCCTTGTTTGCTTTTAGGAAGTTGCCTAATAGGTTAGTTGAATTTAGTTTATCACTCATTTAAAAAATCTTTTGTTGTTTTGTTTCTTTTTGTTATTTGTTTGTCTTTCCCTACCTTTTCACCAATATTATATTCCGTATATTTATTTTTGTCAACCTTATAATTAAAAGCCCTCCATTTCATATCCATAACATCCTTAAGTTTTGGACTCGAAATATAAGCAAACGAATCAAACTTTTTACCAAACTCCACTATGTTAATAAACTCAAGAGAGTATCTCTCGCAGAGGATGTTTAGCATTTTCATTTCCCTCGCATAGAAGGGCCTCTTATTTTTATCTGGTACCAAAATAAGCCTGTTAAGTATAGACATTTTACTTATCTTACTTTCTGCTTTTTTCTTTTTGGAAAATACGTGTCCACACGCACAGCTTTCGAGCCTCACTCCTATGAGACTTTTGCATGATGGACACTCTTTTTTACCCCTAGGCATGGGATAACGATATCACAAACTGATATCGTTGTCAACCATCTTTTTTACAAGCCCTTGAAAATTTGTTTTTCTGATCCAGCCAAGCTCTTTTTCTGCTCTGGAAGGGTCTCCTAATAAAAGCTCTACCTCGGCGGGTCTGTAATATTTAGGGTTAATCTCAACAAGTAATTGATTACCGTGAATATATTTTTCGTCTAGACCTTCACCAACCCATTTGCATTTTTCAGCACCGTAGCCAGCATAAGCAAAAGCAGTTTCCACAAACTCTCTGATTGTATGGGTCTCTCCAGAGGCTAGAACATATTCCTTTGGCTCTTTTTGATTAAGCATCTTCCAAATACCATCTACAAAATCCTCCGCATCAGACCAGTCTCTTTTTGCTTCAAGGTTTCCAAGCTTAATGGGTTTGAAGTCATCTCCGATGCTGTTTTTCCAAAATATCTCAGCCACACCTTTAGTGACTTTTCGGGTAAGAAATTCTTCACCTCTACGAATTCCTTCGTGATTAAAAAGCCAACCTTGAATGGCGTATAAATTATAACTTTCACGCCATACTTTAACTAGGTGTCTTGCTGCCGCTTTGGATGCTCCATAGGGGCTTCTAGGGCGCAGTGGGTGCGTCTCGTCCTGTGGGGCAGTAACTACGTCGCCAAACTCTTCGGATGAACCAGCGTTGTAATAACGGCAATCTGGGCAGTATTTGCGGATAGCCTCAAGCTGGTACAATACCGCCATGCAGTTTGTATTCATGTGGTTCTCTGGCATGTCCCAACTAACACCAACAAATGAATTTGCTGCAAAATTAATAAAGTAGTCTGGCTTCTCTTCCTCGATAACACGATTGACATTTGATTGATCAGTTATATCAAGGTCGATTAGTCTAAATCTTGGGCTGTCAGACAAGTGTTTTATATTCTCGTGATTTTTAACGCTAAGTCGGCGTACTCCTGCGATGATATCAATGTCTGTGTTCGCCAACAAGTAGTCTACCATGTGACTACCATCTTGACCTGTTACTCCTGTAATTATTGCCTTCTTCATTTTTATCTTTTTTGTTTTGGTTCTGTTACATAAAGATACTGTTCAGCATGAATCCTTATTTTTCTTTTTATTTCAAAGAGAGTTTCAATTTTTTCTTGCCATTCACTCCAGCTTCTTTTGTTTACATGTATATCTTCACCTTTGGTGATTGATGGTCCATTATGTATAGCAAATATTTGAGTTTTGCTTTTACTGAGGTTTTCGAATAATATGTCTTCATATTCTTTTTCTATATGTTCTATAACATCTATACAAATCATGGTGTCATATTTTCCATCCTCAAATGGCTCTAATATTGACCCCACAATCATTCCGTTGTCTAGGTTTATTTGATCTATACCATCTGCTTCAAAACCCTTTGATCTTAATAAGTTTACAACATCGCCCCTCCCACAACCAACATCAAGAACCTTACCTTCTATGTTTCTTTCATACAAAGGAAATAGCCTTGTACCTGGACATCTGCCAGCAGCTGCATTTCCATACCAGTCCTCTTCTTCGTAGACCTTCTGAAAAAAATCAGAGTCAAATTTTTGTTTTATTTCTTTCATGTTGTATTGTTTTAATAATTAAAGGCCTCAAAATCATCTTTGAAGATTTCTTCTATTTTTTTTGTTTGGTCTTTTGATAAGATTTCTTTGTAATCAAGATCACATTTAGATTTATTGATTTGTTTTTCTGGTTTGCAAATCCCTAATCTATCGCTTATGTCTTTATAAGCATCGCTATATTCTTCAAATTTAT